CCTATGTATAGTTGTACTTGTTGCATTTATCTAATGTTGTTTATAGTATCGTAAGATTTATCAAAGTCAAATGTGTATTCTACTAACTTATCGTTTAAAGATGTCTTATAAGTAATGTTAGATGTCTTAACGTTGATCGGTAACACTTGTTCTCCATCATCATTTATGTTAGTTACCCAAACCTTTTCAGAAAGCATCATTTGTTTAAATACTTCGTTGTATTCTTCGCTTAAAAAACCACTGCTCAAAGTAACAGATTCTTTTCCTACTACGTTAAAATCTCTGTAAACGTGATTGCTTCTGCTGTAACTATTTGAACTATTTAATATATTGGATTTATAAGATTCTTTCTTAACGTTCATCTTTTCTACTGCAAAGCACCAAACTTATTTACAAACGTTACTTTTTTAGGTTCGTATTTACATTCTTGTAATGTTTCTACATTTATAACATCTGTTTTTACTCCATAAAATTCTTTTATAGATGGTTCGTAAACATCAACAAATCCAGATGGAGATGTTATATTATCTATAATCATTCTTGCTGGATTACCATCTACTCCTTTAATACCAGTAACATCATATTTAGTCCAATTACTTGTTAAAGTTACTGTTTTATCAAAGTAAGGTGTATAATCACCTCCTAACTCTTGAAGCCTAATTCTTGCTGGTACATCTCCTCTTAACCAAACAGAAATAGTAAATTCATCCCCATCATTAATTCCTTGAAGACCCCCAGTATAAGCATAGCCATTACCAGATGCACTTGTTAATCTATATGCTAAAGAATCATACAATGGAGATAATTGACCACCAGTTATAACTAAATCCCCTCCGTTAAACCAACTACTACCTAATAAATCTACGCTTGGTATCAATTCACTTCCGAAATCCTTATAAGATACACGAACTTCATCAACTGCACCTATTGAATAACTATTGAAATATGCTTTTAAACATTTATTAGGTTCGTAGCTTGTACCTCCATTCTCTAAAACTCTTTCCTTAAAAGTATCCCAATTCTCATTTTCGCCATAAATAGAAACATACTTTATTTGATTAGAACTTTGAAAATCCTCATAAAAAGTTTGATTAGCTATAATTTCATCATCTTTTAAAAATACTACTGTTGGATTTAATTCTGTGTAAAGAGGAACTCTAAAAGTATTATCTTCTAAAACAAACAACTTTTTATTAGAAAGCATTGGAGATTGTTCTTTTACATTTTCTTCCTCAAAGTAACTATAACTATCAAAAGCTATTTCTATATTTTGCTCACTTAACAAAACAACATTAGATGAATTGTATGCAGTAATTTTATGTTTAACCCATACACCTTGACCAGTATAATCTCCATCAAATGCAGTATCTAAATAATCTCTTATTAATTCAGATGTTTCAAACGATACACTTGGATTACCAGATGCTGGTGTTATTGCTGACTTTCTTAAAGTGTATGTAGGATTTGTAGGTACATCTCCAGATACATTAGATTTACTACCAGTCCAGATAAATACTTCTAAAATACCATAAGACATTCCAGCAAAATCTATGCTTTGAAAATGTGGGCTTCTTGTTTCTATTGCCATTATTTATTATTTACTGTTGTTTTTATTAATTGCTCTACATCTAATTTATATGCATCTACTAATTCTTTTGGTAGGTTCTTAAATGCCTTCTCAAATGGTTTAGTAAAAAACATACTTGCTTTGATACCTTTTTCAAATACACTTCTTGCAATCATAAACTGCAATGATTTTCTACTTATAAATTGACCTTTCTTATTTCTTATTCCTTTTAACCCTTTTCTTACAATCCATTTATCAAATGCTTTTGGAGGTGGCATACCTTTTAAACCATTTTTACCTCCTTTAGATTTATAACTAAAAGGAGAATTTTTATTTTCTAAATAATTAGATTTAGTACCTTTTACTCCTTTATCTTGAAACACTCCGTATTCTTCCATTAAGAAAGTTATTTCAAAGCTATTCTTACTAACCTTTACATTTGAATCTAAACTGTTATAAAGTTTGTTAGAACTGTTCTTTTTACCTCTTGTTAAGTTTGCCCTTGACTGTGAGATTACATACTTTGCAAATCTGTTTAGTTCGTCATTTACATTCTTTAACATATCTCAATATCATTTGGAATCAATACATCAAAAGTTAATGCCCATCCAGCAACCTCATTCTCAAACCTATCATAAAAAGGTTCAAAGTTTGGAGTACCATCCAACTGGTATAAATCTTGATGTAAACTACCACCTCTTAAAACTTGTACTAATTTATTAAGTACTGCTAATTGAGTATTCAATACATCTTGCTCATTGTTATTACCAACAAATATATCAACTACTTCTTCTTTAGATATATCAACAATATCCATCGCAAGAACAGATAAACTAAAACGTAATACAGTATCTTCATTTCCTACATTATTAATAACAAGATGAGATAAAGGAAACATTGTCTGCTTACCTAAATCAATTCTTGTAATATCTCCAGTTGTAACTGTGTTTACATTAACATCAGAGAGCAATGCTTCTTTTATTGTTTCCGTTACTTGATAAAATCCTTTCATCTAAAATTTACTTTTTATTTGTTGTGCTTCAATCTCTGCTTTCTCTTTTGTAAATGATAACATCGTAAAGCATTGATGTATATTTAATTTAGTGATATCTTCAAATTTTGTAATATCTCCGTTAGAGAGTCCATAAATTGATTGATACCATCCCCATTTTCTATTGAAGTTAGCTGTTCTTGATAAATCTCCATCTCCGCTTGACTGTTCGAATAAAGTATCGTATGATTCGCTAATTCTATTCCTAAATTGTAGAAAAAAAAAAGTGAACCAATTGCAGCATCCAAAGGCATATCTTTCATAACCTCTGGATTCTTTACATTGTAATCCTCAATATTGTATTTCCCTAACTTACTTGTTTTTATTGGTCTATAAAGAACGTTCATTGCAACGTGCATTCTTTCCCATACAGAAGCATTATTATCCAAATCAATATACTCTCCTAAACTCATCTCATCTAAATCTGGTATAAATCCAAATTCAGTTTCTCCTATCTTAAACCTTTCAACGTGATCTGGTTTTGACTGTAATAGATCAACTAAAATATCTACTATTGCTCTAACGCTACTCATCTTTATTTTGTAACTATCTGATAAAGGTATTCCACAGAATATCTCTATCATTTTAGCATCTAAAAAATTACCATCTGGATTGTTTTCAGCTATTTTTAAATACTTTTGATACTGTCCTAATGTAATCTCATTTAACGATGTAGGTACGTTTATTTCGATCTTCATATATATATAATACTATTTAGTTAATGTTTTATGAAAAAGTGCTTACATTTTTCGTATGCAAGTGATAATAAATAAAATTGATGATGATTCTTTGGTTTAGCAATTCTTACTTCCTCATCTTTCAAATGGTGTATATAGCATTCAACAGTAGCAATCATCTCCTCATTCCTCATTACCTTATATTATAAGTTCCTTTATTTGGAGTTTGTAACTGTGATGTAATCGCATAACGTGATGCATCAATACAATGATTAAAAGAGTCAATTGGTTTGTTTATAGTGTTACCCTCTCTATCCTTCATCCAAGTATAAGACTGCAACTCTTTGATGAGGTTCTTGCTTCTGCTTGTAACAAATATTTTATTCTGGTTTATTAAGTTGATACCATACACAATTGAATCTTTACCTTTTGTGCAAGGTAATACTTTATGTCCGTATGTTCTTAATTCTGCAATTGATTTTGGTTCTGCTGAATCAGCATACACAATGCCATTTATTGAATGTGTTTTAAATAAGTCTGATATATCACTATTAAGTAGTTTCTTCTGGTATATAACCTCATCAAATATATAAGCATCATTATATTTATACAAAGCTATTAAAGTACTTGGATCATTACTGTACCCAAAATCCATTCCGTAACATAATAACCTTGCTTCTGCTGGTAGTTTAATCTCTTGCCATTCTTTTATACATACACCTTCTAAAGAACCTACTTGCCCAAGTCCGTACACCTTCCACCAGTTGCTCCAGTATTCAGATGTCTTTGCTTTATCTCTTGCTGATTCAATATCCTTTACAATAGTTTGTGGTAGTGCTTCATTATCTAAATAAGTAAGTGTTATAAAATCTGCATCATCATTACCAACTACTTCTTTATGTGCCCAAAAATTTGCAGTAGGGTTAAAGTCAATCCATATATCTCCAGAAGTTCTAATTGATAATTGTGTATATGCTTCAAAAGGTACATTGTTTGCTTCATTCACATACAATACGCTTCTTCTTGCTCCTCTTAATTTATCTGGTTGCTCAACTGAAAAGAACTCTATATAAGAGCCATTTGTAAAAGTGTATTTTAATGATGATCTATTCCATTGGTTATCTCTGAACCTATTTGTTTCAATCATTATTTTAAGAAAGTCTTTCATTGCTCCCCTTCTTAAATGTGGTATTGATTCAGATACTACACTTGTTTCAAGCATAGGTGTTCTTATACATCTATCAATAAGAATAGGAAGAATACCAAATGTTTTACCAGCTGATGTTCCTCCTTGAATTACCTTTTTACGCTTTTTAAGAGCGTATAATTTTCTTATTGCAGTTGTTGTTTGAAACACTAATCTAAATTAAATAGAGGTTGTTCTGATGTTATTGATATGTCTTTTGTTTCTT